CTTGGCTTCACGCCATACAACGCCACCAACCCAAGCGGCTACATTACAGCATCGTCGCTGTCGGCATACCTCCCGCTCACTGGCGGGACACTTACAGGCGGCCTTAATGTCACCTCGGGTAACGTAGGTATCGGCACGGCAACCCCTAGCGGTCGGCTATCAATAGCAACCACAACCGCTACAGGGGCCAGCATTGCCTCTTGGAACTCGGCTTATTTTGTCGTAGGCCCTAACTCGGGTAATACCACCGGCGCTGCGCTTGGTATGGGTTACAATACTATAACAGATGTTGCTGAAATATCTACAATAGCCCCCGGAGTTGCGTGGAAGCCACTAAGCATAAACACAGCCGGTATAAACTTTAATAGCTCTATCGGGGGCCTTGGTGCGTCTCTAAACTTAAGCGGTGTTTTAACCGCTGTGGGGGATGTTCGCGCTCCTATCTTCTATGATAGCAACGACACGGGCTTCTATTTAGACCCCAACGGCGGCTCTCGCATGGCGCGTATAACGCTCGACAGTGGCGATGTAATTGGCGGGGCAGCCACGTTCAATAACATGAACCAACCCCACGGCACCAACACAGACTTTAACACTGTCAGTAATTTTGGTTTCCGATACTTCTATGGTTCAACCAACGGGCCAGCTATCCCGAGCGCTACGCAATACTACGGTATGACCGTGGGCCTTGGCTCTGAATATGGCGTGGGCAGCTACGCATCGCAGTTCTACTGGCCAAGGACACCCTTAGGCGGCTTGCCCTACCCATCAATCCGCGACCGCGAAGGCGGTGATTGGGGAGCTTGGTCGAAGATATATGCAGGATGGGCTGATGCCCCAAGTGGTAGCACGTTTGCTGCTACGGGAGACTTCCGTGCTCCTATCTTCTACGACAGCGCCAACACAGCTTTCTATTTAGACCCTGCCAGCACAGGGACCTCGCTTAACGTAGCTGGCGCTATCACCGCTGCGGGCAGCGTCACCACACCGGTTGTCACCAACGCAGGCACTCTGGCACTAACGGCCACTGGAGCTAATGTGGTGGCGGTGTCTACCAATGGTTCCGAGCGGATGCGGATCACCGATGCGGGCAACGTCTTAATAGGGACAACAACGACTGCCGCAGGAGCAAGTGGCACTCTACACATGGCCAACGCGGCGACAGTCCCTACCGGAAACCTAACCGGTGGCGGTGTCCTGTTCATTGAAGGAGGGGCGCTGAAGTATCGCGGGTCTGCGGGAACCGTAACGACAGTCGCAGCAGCATAGGAAGTCTATAAGATGAGCATCATCCACACCCGGAACGCCACCATCGGTCTGCTCGTGGAAGCCATCAAAGAACTTAAAGCCGAAATCGAAACACTGAAAGCACAGGAGTAAAAGATATGTTTGAATACACTTGGGAAATTACGTCCCTCAAGAAAACCAGTGAAGGCACTATTGAAGATGCCATTGTGCAAACGCACTGGACTTGCACAGGCACCGACAGTGACGGCGACAGCGGCACGTTCAATGGTGCGACACCATTTGCTTTGGACGAAGTTAATCCAGACAACTTCATTCCTTACGCAGAACTGACCGAAGCTGTCGTAATTGGCTGGGTGCAAGCTGTCGTAGTTGGTGCTTACAAAGACCACGTTGACGGGCAAATAACCAAGCAGATTGCTCTCAAGAAGCAGCCAGTCGACGAGGTGCAGAGCACTGAACTACCTTGGGCACCACCGGCTGAATAATGAGCGTTTCTGACCAACTCCTTGACCTGCTAACGATCCGGCAACTGCTCCTAGAGCGGGTGATAGCTGGTGAAAATGTGGCATTCAACAGGCAGCTAGACAGCGTTGCAGAGGCCATCACAAAGGCGCTCAAAGGCAAGGAGCTTACAGAGTATCAGGGCAAGCGTCTCGAAAAGGCGATTGCAGAGCTATCCGGCATGGTCAAGCTGAACACGCCTAGTCTTTCGGCCATCGCCGCTTCCGAAGCGTCATTCCTCCAGGGTGCTTTCGCCAGTGTCGGCATCGAGGCTGTGCTGCCACCTGTCGCGGCTGTGGAGGCCATCGCTAGGTCGTCACTTGCTCAAGGCGCGACAATTGCCGGTTGGTTCGACCAGCTAAACGAAGCAACAAGATTCGGCATCAGCCGCGCAGTCAAGAACGGCGTGATGCTGGGGCTGACGAACAGCCAGATCGCCAAGTCGATAATTGGCATTGGCGACAAGGGCGGCGAGCCTATCGCCAAGTCTCGGCGCGACGGCATGGCTATTGTCCGCACCGCTACCCAGACCGTCGCCAATGACGTTAGGGTCGGAATGTATGCCGAGAACGCAGACATCATCAAGGCGGTGCAATGGGTCGCCACTTTGGATTCTCGGACAACTGATATTTGCATGGCTCGATCAGGCAAGACATGGACCTTCCCAGGCTTTGTCCCTATCGGGCATAGCATCCCTTGGAACGGCGGGCCACCTGCGCACTGGTCTTGCCGGTCAACGTCCGTGCCTGTCACAAGGTCGATGGCAGAGATAACGGGCAAGGCTGCCGACAAGATAGCGCCGCGCACAAGGGCGAGCATGGACGGCGCAGTGCCACGGGAAATGACCTTCGACCAATTCCTGAAGGGCAAGCCACCTGGCTTTGCCGACGAGATGCTAGGTGTCGGTCGCGCAGACCTGTGGCGCTCTGGCAAGATTACGCTTGCTCAATTGCTCGACCAACGGGGCAACCCGTTAACCCTGGCGCAGCTAGAAGCGCGCTATGGCACAGCAAGCTAGGCCAACAACGCGGCTGCTGTGGCCGTGGTCTGGCGATGTGGATTATTGAGGAGTGCCGTGCTTGTTCTAGTAAACCTTAAATAAACGTGGTATGATCACCCTATTGTGCGGCTGTGCCGCCCATTAAATGCCCCTGTGGGGACCAATAGTCCAGAGGACACATCCATGAGCGAAGAACGAATTGCAGAGTTAGAGGCAGCAATCGAAGCGGTTAACGCTAAAAACAGGGAGCTGCTTGGGGAAGTTAGAATTGCCAAGGCCAAGGCCAAGGGTGCGGACATTGACCCAACAGAATTTGCGGCGTTACAGACTGAAAACGAAACGCTGAAAACTGAGCTAACCAAGACCAACAAAGATAGCCTAAAGACGGTAGAGGCATTGCAGGCAAATCTAACTGAAAAAGACAGTGCGTTGCAGTCGTATCTAATCGACAATGGGCTAAATGACGCGATGCTAAAGGTGGGAATCCGGCCTGAGTTTATGTCGGCTGCAAAGGCGATGTTAAAGGCAGGAACCCAGATCAAGGCAGAGGGTGGTCAATATTCGGCGCACATGGGTGAAAAGCCGTTGCTGGAAGGAGTTACCAACTGGGCAGCTAGTGACGAAGGAAAACACTTTGTCTCGGCTCCCGCCAACTCCGGTGGCGGTGCCACTGGCGGGGCTGGTAATGTTTCCGCCATCGCGCCGAAAGGCAACCTTGGCGGTGATAAGGTGCAACGCCTAAACGCAATCAAAGCCATGTTCCCCGAATTGTAACAGAGGATTTTAGTCAATGTCGCTTTCGCAAATGAAGGTATTCAACGAATACGTGATGCCCGCCACCATCGAGACTCTGGCTCAGATGGTTGACAAGTTTAATGTCGCATCGAACGGCGCGATCCGTTTGACCACCACTGGCTTCGACGGCGATTTCTATCAGGAATCGTTCTTCGCCGCTATTCACTCGGCACAGCGCCGCGTGGATCGTTACGCGGATCAGGAATCAGTGGCCGCAGTCGATCTTACCCAGCTGCAGATGAACGGCGTGAAAGTTGCTGGTGGCTTTGGCCCTGTCAGCTTTGAGCCTTCGCAGATGACCTGGCTCCAAAAGCCAGCACCGGAAGGCATCGAAGTTGCGTCGCGTAACTTTGCCGAGTCCATCATTGCAGACCAGCTTAACACTGCGATTGCCGCACTTGTCGCGAGCATTAGTAATCAGGGCGCGGCGACCACCGTTGACGTCTCGGCTAGTGGTCCTTTGACCTATGCCGCGATGAACAGCGCCAACGCTTTGTTTGGCGATAACTCGTCGAGCATTGTCGCCAACGTCATTAACGGCGCAACCTACCACAGCCTCATCGGTCAGAACTTGGCCAATGGCGCTCAGTTGTTTGTTGCGCAGAATGTGCAGGTCGTGGAAATCCTCGGTCGTCCGATCATCGTGACTGACGCGCCCGCGCTTTATGCTGCTGGCACGCCTAACAAGGTGCGCGCCCTTGGCCTTGCTGATGGCGCGGCTGTTATTTATGATGGCGGCGACGTTATCAGTAACATCGAAACCAGCAACGGGCAGACCCGCATCGAAACCACGATGCAGGTGGACTACACCTTCGGCGTGGCACTCAAGGGCTACAGTTGGGACATCGTCAACGGTGGCAAGTCGCCAACCGATGCCGAGCTTGCGACTGGCTCCAACTGGGACAAGGTCGCAACGTCGATTAAGCATACTGCTGGTGTCTTGGCTGTAGGCGAAGCCTAATAAAAGAGGGGGGCTGTCCTTAGCGGATGGCTCCCCATTTTTTGATGAAAGGTTGGCTATGTCGAAAGTTATTTATGAGCCGCATCCGGTTCACCCCGCGCGGAAGGCCAAGTTGCAGGCAGAGGGCTATAAAATCCTTGATGCGATCTTTGCCCCAGCCGGAACGCCCTTGCACGCCTCGGTTGACGAAGTGGCAGATGAGATCGTGCCTGTGGCAGAAGACGAGCCAGAACAGGCTGAAGTCATCGAAGAAGCCGTCTGCGACATTCCTGTAAAGCGGGCGCGCTCGAAGAAGGGCTAAAATAAATGGCGTTTGTCGTCGAAACAGGTGCAGGCATTCCAAACGCCAATAGTTACGCCAGCGTTTCGGCTGCGAATAGCTATGTGACAGACCGTGGCGTTACTGGCTGGATAGACCTTTCTACATCCGCCAAGGAACAGGCGCTAATCAAAGCGACCGACTATCTGGAAGCCACCTATAGGGACGCATGGAAGGGTGGCCGCATTGCCGCTGCACAGTCTCTGTCATGGCCGCGCTCGGGCGTGGTTGCTGATGGATTCCTGTTGGCCGCAAATGCGGTGCCTTTGCCGGTGGTCTATTCCTGCATCGAGATGGCACTGCGGGCAGCAGGCGGCGAGACTTTGATTGCGGATCAAGGGCAGCGGGTGAAGCGTGAGAAAATCGACGTAATCGAAATCGAATACCAGGATTTTTCAGACCCGACAGCGCGCTACCCTTTCATCAATCGGATGCTGTCGCCTTACGTCCTTTCGTCCTCTGACGGCAGTTTCGCGCAGGTGAGATTGAACCGCACATGAGCGGCCAGGCTGAAACCGCTGCGAAACTGCTTGCCAAATATGGCGAGCCTGTGAGCGTCACCTTCAGCGATTATGCGGAATATGACCCTGTAACGGGCGCAGCAGACGGCACGACAACGCAGACCACGGTGGTGTCCTCTGGCTACCCGTCAGCCTACAGCACGACTGAGATCGACGGCACAGTGATTGAGGCAGGCGATGTCCGCCTGATCCTTGCGCTTATCTCGCCCGCCCCTGTGATGGGCTGCATGGTCGCACTGGGTGGCAAAGCCTATCGCATTATGGCCGTCAGGCAGGTGCGGCTATCTGGTGCGGACATCATTTTTATTTGTCAGGTGAGGGCTAACTAATGGAGATCGGCTCAAGGGTTTGGTTTCCTTGCGATTGGGACGTAGGCACCCTTGATAGCGTGCTAGAGGATAGCGGGGGCAGGGTGATTGCCTACGTGCTGCTGCTTGATAATGGTAAGAAGTGCGCCGTAGATGTGCAAAATGCGGAGCCATTTTATGAGTATTAGTAAGATTGGGGCGGCTCTATCTACGCAACTAGCGACCCTCAACATCCCTACAGGCTGGGAGAATTCGCGCTTTAGGCCCGTCGCTGGTCAAGTCTA